CGTCACGATCACGCCCGCGCTCTTCCTCTTCCTCAATGCGCTTCTCAATATTCTTGCACCACTTTTCAATCGAGCTTGTAAAGTTTTTTATTGGCCGATACAAGAGAGCAATCGCCCCCCATATTGTCACGATCGCCCCCGCGATCGCTGAAAGTTGTCCTAAAGTCATGTCCATAGGCTAGCCTCCGATCTCCTCCACCAGCTCCCAGCCGGCAGGGTAAGCAGAAGGGCTATACGAGTTGCCCTCAAGTAAGTTCCGATAGATTTGTCCTTCGAAGCGAACGAGAACTCCTAGAGCGTAGGCATCATGCGCACCCGTAGGCTGCACAAAATCAGGGATCTCCTCCGTCTCTCCACCTTCTGGGTCGGTGACGACATGACCTTCGAGGTCTCGGAAAAGTGCTGGGACCGTCTCGGGTGGCCAGTCGGCCTGCGATGTATGCGCCTGGATCACCTCATATAATTTGACGGCTCCGCCTAGATCTCGTCTGCGCCGATCCCCGACAGCTAGGTCTTCACCTGGCATCCATATAGGGTAGTAAGTTCTTAGTCGTAGAGCTTGCTCGGGAGTTGTGTTTGCTGTAAGGATCTCCGCCAGGAGCTCCTCCGGAGCTTGGGTAGACTCGATCAAATCAAAAAGGGCATCCAGCATGTCTTTGCTGATCTGCCCCGTGACAGTGTTACCGTTTTCTTTCCGGGCTTCAAAGTGCCCAGATCTACTAATTGTTATCAATTACTCCTCCTGACCCTCCTATAATGAGTTAGGAGGTTTTTTATGTTTGATAGTTTTAATCTGCATTTTTTAACCCTGGGGAAATCCAAAAGAACAGCCCAGGAGTACATCAAGGAAGCCAGATATTTCGCAGCTTTTATCCGTGAGAGCCATGCCGTCGAAATGACGGATGAAGAGCTTCTTGTCTTGGCCACTAAAGCCGATGCATACGAGTACATAAGCAGTTGCACGAAAAAAGACCTATCCAAGGCGACGATTGCCCGGAAGGTCTCTTCGTTAAGATCCTTCTATAATTTTTTAATTGAATTTGATTTTGTCAGCGCCAATCCGTTTCAGTCGATCCACCGCCCGAAGATCACGCGGAAGCTCCCGGTGTACCTTTCTTTGCAAGATGCCCGAGTTTTAATACAGAGCGTAAGAGGCAAAAAGGATCTCTTTTATCGACGCCGTGACGGCTGCATAGTTATTTGGTTTCTAAACCTTGGCTTAAGGCTCTCAGAACTCGCGGGACTCACTCTTGCGGATGTGTACGATGATTCTGTACGTATCCTAGGGAAAGGGGATAAAGAGCGGTATGTGCCGCTCAATAAGTCATGTCAGCGCGCTCTTAGACTGTGGCTTGCTCATCGCGGGCGTGATCAGGGTGGCTTGTTCGTCAGTAAATCCGGGGTTACCATTTCTGATTCCTCCATAGGTGCGTTGATAAAAAAGGGCATTAGAGATGCCGGGCTTAATCCGGCTTTATCTACTCATAAGCTACGGCATACCTGTGCGACTCTCCTTTATAGATATGGTCAGGTAGACCTCCGGCTACTCCAGGAGATCCTTGGCCACGCTTCAGTGGCCACCACAGAAATATATACTCACGTCGTAGATGAGCAGCTCATCAAAGCGATGGAAAGTCATCCACTTGCCGATTTCTGAATATAACAGTTTGCTGGCTGTTTCGCATACGAAAACAGGAGACGGAACGCACCCATATCTCGTTTTCGTAATTCCTGTTCCCGAGGGATATACCACGACCGGTGCGGTTATATATTGGAAATCGAACGGGGCGGTTATGCCGTACCAGCTTTATACTACTAGTTTAAGTGCTATCGCTGCTTTTAATATGCGGGATAACTCTCCAATGCCTACACACTACAGCATTACTGTTGACGTGGAATTTCGCAAAAGCTCTTAGATCTTAAAGTTATTTATCTTCCCATGATGCGCCTGATTTATACATTTCAAAGCTAGGATCAGAAGCAATCGGAATAACACGGATAGTAATCCTAGTGCCTCGAATATGGATATAAGCCGTGAAATAATAGTATCCCTCCCAAACACCACCGAGTACTTTAAAAAGTGATTCACCGGTGATCAGTGACTCCGCATAAAGTCTCAAATCGTTCTTTAAATAAGCGAAGGTAGATGATGTAAAAGACTCCGACGACACCGACAAACTGTTATTATATCAATCTCCATCCTTGCCAGGGATCAGTCTCATATTTGACATTAATTGCTACTCCCCGAGCAGGTGAGATGATAATGACAAAGACGACACCTCCCCTTTTTACAGCAATCCCCATCCCTGCAGTGTAGCCTGATGGGATATTTGAGGTTGAAGTGCTTGTATATATAAAACGTAGATTTAAAGACTCTATCTGTTCTGCAAAATCCAATATGTCGCCTATCACTGGGGAGAGCAAACTGTTATTAGAGCCACACAAGACTAGACGCCCCAGATCGCCCGTAATATACCGCGTCAGGAGCGGCACCTGTAGGGTGCAAGATTACTACTATTGATCCAGAGAAACTTGCGTCTCGTAGGCAAGTAAATATTCCACCTGTAACACCAGTCGGAAACCCTTCCATACCTATTGCCGAAAATTGTAAACTACCCCTACTTGGAGTGTGAGATCTTATAAAAGAATTCAAGTCACCTGAGGACTGGTAGGGTAGCAAACTGTTATTTGCTTGAGTCAAAACTTCGCTTCCGTTTGACTTGAGCCCTGCTGTAAATTCAGCCGGGATCCCTACCTCAAACGCATCTTTTTCTGATACTTTTCCGACCGCCATTCCACGTCCTGTGGCTCGGAAGTCCATGAGCGTGAAAGCGGTGCTTATGCTCGTCTGAACAATTGCTGTCTCAAAGTAGTCGGAGATCACCAGTCTTAATTCATAGGAGTACTCTGTCGATAGGATCGCCGAACTGGAGGTAAACGCTCCGTCATAGGTGTAGACAGAGCCGCTCGAGATGTTTTGCCAGGTCGTCGTGCCTACTCTGCGAAATTGCACAGTCCATGTTTTATCGTTTTGATTATTTAGGCTTGTGATGGCAAACTTTTGCGAGATCCTAGCATACGTGCCATCGTCAAGTGCCGCTCCGGCTGAGGTCGATCTAAAAGCGTTAAACCTTGTGATGGCGGGCTTGCTGTAAGCAAGCACAGTGATATATCGCACTTCTCGTGCGTACCGTCCACGCGTGTCGTATACATAGACCCATACGGTATAAGTTCCCGCTTTTGATAACGTTGCCGTGGTGATACTCGATCCGTTGTACTGCGTAAAGTTGGCGTCGTCGCTATGCTTTACACGCACCACGATCCGGTCGATGGTGCTGCCGTACACTCCTGATGCTGTTGTCACCACCTTGAGCTTACTCTTGCCTTGGACGTATGCGCCGATCTTGGCAGCGATACCTGCGACTGCTTCCGCAGTAGTGTATGACAGGGAAGGTATGACGCTTGCTGGAACGGTCAACGTGACATACACCGTCTTAGATCCGATTAGTGTTGATCCGTTGTAAGTCTCGCAAGTGATCACGCATGTTCCGCTCGTCTTACTTGGTATACGTGATGCCAAGGACAGAGGCGGCGTCCACTCATACGATGTTCCGACGCCAGACGCGATCGTGCCCGTGGTCCCCTCAAAGGCGTATTTTAGCTTGTGCGTAAATCCAGATGCCGCTCTTGGCGTGCTGATCGTGACAGGCGTTCCCAAGTCGAGAGATGATTTGTTGACGGTAGGCGTAGTTGCCCGGGGAACGGTGGTCAGAGATAAATTGCCGCTGATCGTCGCTGTTCCGTTGCCACTCGAAACGTTTGGCGAGTTGTACACGGCGCTGAAAGCCATTGACTTGCTACCGTCCGCGTTGTGAGGGCAGGTATAGGTGCCCTGAGCAATGATCTTACTGTTAGCTCCGCTCGCGCTAAAGTCGTGGTCGACTATCCATCTGCCGACCCTGACACCGTTGAGATCCAGGTGTGCATATAAATCATGATAGTTGTACCACGAGCCATAGTCGCTCGTTTCGTACAGCTCAAACTTCCACTCGATACGACTTTGATTATTACTTATATCTGTCTCGGTTAACGGAAGCTCGGTTAGCGTGAGCCTAATCGCTAAATACCTTGATCCGTTTGTTACTTGCTCATAAACTGCCATTACGTCACCTTTCTAAAAGATAAGTTCCCACTCGGTCGTGGCAGAAAAGCGAAATTGCCAAGTCGTAGTGAGGTTAAAATGTGCGCCTCCGTTACATAGAGTTTTGAGTCGCTAAAGTAGGCGATCTCTGAGCCACCTTGCACAAACGCGATGCGATCAGGGAGGATATTTAGTCCTATCGGATTATCTGAACGGCCCAGCTCAATTCCAGAGGAGGTGAAGCGGATATTTGTCTCTATCGTGCCCGATAGATCTGTAATCATGCCCTCGGCGGCCTGGATGGCCTGGTATACTTCTGAGATGCGGAAGGTAAAGGATTGATCCGTCTGTTCCAACGAGGTCATGTAGTTGGCAATGATGCTCTCAGAAAGATCTGATAGACGGACTTCGAAGTCAGCCTTTTCGACCTTTGAGGTGACAGCTACATTGGACGAGAGGTCGAGTGATTGACCAATGTCAGATGCAAGCTGATTGACGGTAATTGAGTTGGCGATGATCGTATCACCGACTAAACCCTCAGGTGTTGCGGCTGTGCGCCATTCCCATTGACCGTTAGGGTCTTTGGAGTTGGCAATCAGCATGCGTCCAGCGCCCACATAGATGACCTCTGTGGGATTCTGATCGATAGGCGCATTAAAGCTATACAAGCCGGCAGGCAGTCCGTACTCGTTGCCGATTTCAAGATCATAGTTATATCCGTCGGTTCCCCAGTAGGCATCTGTAATCTGCGCTCGGACGCTTTCCAGCAAGGATTTTTGCTCTCGAAGCCTTTCCTCTGTCTTTTCTCTTTCTTTCTTGATTCGCTCAGAAGATGATGTGATGATTCGATCGCCAAATCGGAAGGACTTGACTGTCTTATTGAGGAAGTTTCGGGTCAGCTCAAAAACTCTCGTTTGATAGCGAATGCCTAGATCGTCACGAATGACTGTGACGATCTCGCCAAGCTCGATTTGTTCCGTTTCGATTGCCGATGCCGAAAACTCCACCTTGGGTCTAGATACATTCAGTAATTCGAGGTAGGTGGCTTGTAACAGCTCGGCCCTATCCTCGATGTCCGGGAAGTCAATCACCGCTTCCCGGAAGCCATAGGTTGAGACAGCACTCGGGAGTGAGACATAGTCTTGTCCCAGCGGCTTGTCGACTGGGTCGCCATTAGCGATGGACCACGAGACACCGGAAAAATTGATCTTCCGGCCGAAACCTTCCCCGGTTTCTTCGCCTTTACCTAGTCCGACAAGAGCGGTAAAGATGCCCTCGTTGGCTTGTTCGGCTTCCACGGTGATGAGCTTGTCGCCATATTCGTACCATTTGCCATAATTGTCCGACATGTTGTTGTAGATGTCGATATATCTTCCAGTAATTTGACCGTTTGAAAAGGTCAGGCGTGGTTTAAACTCTACCCGCCAAGTCTTGATGAAGTCCCAAAAAGCAGACAAGGTTGATTGGTAGTAGTAAGTTGAGCTGGCTGTTCCAGTAGCCGACTGAATACCAACTTGCCAGCCAGTGTTTTCTAAGATGCGACCCAAGGCAACAGCCGGTGTTACACTTGATGGTCGAATGTCACGGATGACATGACCTTGTAGCTCCTCAAATAGGATGTGAATGCCCGAAAGCTCCAGCAATCCGTTTCGTTTCTTTTCGCTCGTAACTCGATAAAGATGGAACGTGTTCTCATCGTCAATGTCTTTTGATCCGAAGTAGTGAGCTGCTTCTATTTCGGGCGAATAGATGGCAGTAATCGAAGCGGTTATCGTTCCGCCAAGGATACTTTTCTGCGTGTAATTCAGTGGAACAACTTCTCCGATTAACGCCTTGTTGTTGTCAAATAGGTAAACGGTCATAGCGCACGCTCCAAAAGAGACATGGTCATGCTGACAGGTGATGTGATGACATTACCGGGGTGAAGCTCGAACTCACGCCAATCGGAATTTATAAAGTCAAGCCGGTGCATGATGTTTTGTCCGGATAACAGGATCTTGTTCGGGAAAATTTGCAAGACTTGTCCGGCGGTGAATGCTCCGGTTAAAACGATCTTTCTTCCGGTGGTAGTGTTATTGATTGTCAATCCGGTTCTTCCACTCGGGAAGGTCAAAGTGATTTCGTTAATCTTGTAAGGATACATCGGACCCGTCGGTATGGTGATTGATGTTCCGGTTAGGTTGGCGATTGCTTTGTACTTGTAAGGGTCTTGGCAGTAAAGCAAAAAAGACCCTATGCCTTGAAACTGGTCGTAGGGCGGGTCTTCTGCTTGTGAAAGTCGGCCAAAACGATGGTGAGTCTCATCGCCAAACTTGAATTTAACATCGCCAGCAGTCTTGAGCTTGTCATGTAGTGCGTTCAGAGTGGTAAGCTTTTGAGCCGCGTTATTTCCTTTGATGGCGAAGTAAACACGAATCTCGCGAGCTGGTAGCTTCTGATCTAAAACAACAGCTCCATCTCTACCGGGGACATCCACAATAGAAAGCACGCGATCTAGTAGACTGCGCCCTTCGACATTGGTTGTAGTGTAGCCAGTTAACACTTGATCGAGCAGTTGGCCATTAAAGGTCAACGAACAATATTTTGAGTAATCCATTGAGCCTCCTAATAAGCCAGTTCGAGTTCGATGTCTCGGTTTTGCAATTTGGTGATGTCATCGACAAAGGCTTGGAAGCGATGCCCCGCAAAGTTGAATGTAAAATATGCTGGCTGAACAGCTTTTTTATCTTCTGATCTTGCCCCAGCTTCTAGTGATGCCGAGATTCCTTTCAGGCTTCCAGGTGCGGCATTGATGGCAACTTCCGACTCAAAAGACCGAGTGGTGATTTTCGCCACATCCTCCATCGCTTGCGTAATCGGTTTCGTCCCACCTTCAATTCCTTTTGCCAGCCCTTCGTCCAACTGCTCGCCAATTTTTGCAAACACTGTAGATGGTGATCGGATTCCGAAGAATCGTTTGATTCCGCCTATAATGCTGTCGACGAATCCAGATATTTTTCCAAGTATCCAGTCCTTTGCGTTTCCTATTCCGTTCCAGAGCCCTCTGATTAAGTCAAACCCAATGCTGGCAAAACTGCCAATAAACTTACCAATAGCTCCTAGCAAAGAGGTGATGATCTGGCCACCTTTCGAGAGGACGTCGGGGAGCGCTTTAATGAGTCCAATGGCCAACCTGGCAATCAGTTCAAGTCCTTTAGCAATAAACTGAGGTAAATATGATCCAATTTTTGCAATTAGGTTCGCTATGATACTGCTGATGGTGCTGATTATCTGTGGCAGATTATCCCAAAGTCCTTTGGCTAATTTACCGATCAACTCAAAGCCTTTTCTTATGATGTCGGGCCCTTTGTCTACGATAAGCTTAAGGAGGTTTTCTAGGATCTTCGTAATCG